CTATTGCAATAATTGCAATAATACGAGCCATCTTTTCGGATGTCTTGTCAGCCAGAATAGCTCCGTCTGTATATGGTTTATTCAAGTCTAATTGCTCTTGAATATCAAATAATAGAAATTCCCGTCCTATGGCTGAAAGCGTGGCAAGTGTAGGTTGGTGTAGGTATATAGTTTTTTTCGCCTTACGCTTAAAAGAAATGCCTATGTACGGCACCTTTATGCGATGGATGTATTTTATATCGAACTTTAAACCACGTTCGAGCATAACTTCATGTTCTTTGAACTCTTGAACTAATTTATCTATCATGTTTTGTTGTATAAAAAAAGCCGCCGAACATATCCGACGGCTTTTGGTTGCACATAATTAGCTCACATTTTTATGCAGCTGGCTTTTTGGTTATTTTGAAATAACTTAAAGTCGTACCTGGGTCAACTGGTGAAATTTTGAAGTTGATAAGTGCTGAACCTGTATCGGTCAGTTTTCCTGTAAACCATCCAGTCAAAATACCGTTAGGAATAAGAATTTTCATGTTAGCATCTTTAGTTGCGAGAACGAAAGATTTGTTTGGAACATATATTTCCTTATTTGCCTCCCAGCCATCGGCTCCCATTGTTCCGCCATGAATGGTAGTTAATTCGGTGCCAACCTCAACATAGCAGGCTCCTGTAAAATTGATAGAATCACCCGGTGTTACATTGACATCAATTGGAACAATCTGACCAGCAACACCAAGATTTTCGACCTTTGGTTCTCCCTCTGCAATGGTTACACCATTTGAATCTATAGTACCTATTTTGGTTCCAGTCCAACCGGTACCACCGGGGTAATCTGTTGTCGCTACATCACCAACGGAAATGCTCGACAGGTTTTTTAATACTCTTGACATGATTGTAGTTTTTATAAATTAAAAAATTCAAAGTTTACTTTAATAGAAAAATAATGGTATTTTAAATCTAACTCACTAATAACTGTTTGGTTACCAATGGTCATATTGTAGTCAGGATTAATGTTTGATTCCAGCAATTCAATCACCTTATCACCTATAATGTCAATCCGACCCGTATTTGGGAATGTCTGATCACCTGCGTCAATATCAGGAATCCAAATGTTTACCGCAGCCGTGCCAAATTGTTTTGTCTGACCGACCAAAGAAACAGTCTTTATCACAATATCTTCGCTGCCTGAATTTGGGCGACCGAGCTTATAAACATCTCCGCTTATAAGAGCTTTTAAATCTGCATTTCCATTTAATAGGATATAAAGAATATCTACCTGTTCGCCTGATGTTTTCATTTTTTTAATTCTGATTTGATCTGTGATAATATTTCGGCTATTTTCAATTTCAACATATTACCCGCACCGGATAATACATCGTAACCTTTAGCCTCTACACACGCAGCATAATCCATCCCGGCAACAACAATTAGAATCCAACCTTTCGGGCTCAATTCGGTAACCATTTCAGCAACTTTATTTGCATACGCCTGACCTACTCCTTTCCCTGCAACCGAATTACCGGGAAACTTGCCTGAAACAACAATTCCATCTTTCAAAATAACATACCCAATACTATTTCTTAGATTTGTGGTTCTATCAGTATAAGTGTCAAGGCTTCTTGCGTATATTACTGCCTCCTCTCCCACTCTTGATAGAACATCAAAATTTGCCTTGTCGAGTCTCTCACGCATTGCTTTGTGATAGGCTTCAAGCGTATTTTTTTTGATTGCTAAACCCATAATCTAGTATTGAATTGCTCCTTACGAGAAATTATTACTTTGCCAGTAATCCTCAAAGTATCACCATCCATAACACGTATGGTTGTACCTCTTGAAAGAGGTTCTGTACCTTTAGGAGCAAAAACCACAAATGTTGCTACATACCCAATTCCGTCAGGCGTCTCAATTTTATAATTTCTACCGTGTTCATCTCTGCATTTACAAACTTCCTCCCAGTCAGAAGTACCCGGAATGAAATTCCCGTTTTTGTCTTTCAAAATATCTGATTTGGGTAAAATCTGTAAACTGTATGGATATTGTGATTTAAGCATATTACCAATAGTTAGAAGCGTCGCGAATTTTAGGAGCCAAACTAAATTCAATGTTATTTGACAGCCCTAGTCTATGAACCTCTGAGTTGTACCATTTGGTAACCGACTCCTTATCGTATTTAATCGAATATCCGCCCTCGACAATTTCAGGAGCTAGTAATAAGTCCCGAACTTGGTATAAGCAAGCTTTATCTACGAGAGCTATATTATTTTGATCTAATACGGAATCAGGGGCAGTAATTGGAATTATATACTTGATATTAAGTACTGCAATTTCAACGTCAGAAAGTTCAATGCCAAGCCTTATTAGCTTAGAATTTAAATAGTCAGATACCTTATATTCAGTTGCCATATTTTTCTAAAATGGTGGGGCTATCTCTAACCCCACCTATTATTAAAATTCGACGTTCATTATGTAAATCCTGTCGATAAGGTCAATTGCAGGGAACGCATTCAACTCAACATTGGTGAATTCTCCCCAAGGGTCGTTTTCTTGCCATTTTGAAATAAGTGCGTGATTGTATGAACCGTAATTCACATCAGAAACCGGGCGTAATTCTTCCATGCAGTATGCATTTTTGATCGTACCGATTTTACCCGCAGGAACAAAAGTGATATTAGCATCATTGAATGGACGAACCGATTTGATGATGCCGTCTTTTTCAATACCGACTACCTGATTAACGATTTCCATTTGAGGGAATAGATTAGCAGTAAGGTATTCGTTCACTTTGTCAAGTGTAGCAACCGAAGCACCTTTTTGTAATGCGTTGAAAGAAATCAACGAGGTGATAGTTTGGTTACAATGAGCCATGTTTAAGAAAGCTGATGGGCTGATAAGGATTTTTGCAAATTCGTGACCCAATAGACGGGCATCAGATACCAATTTGGTAATGTCGTCGATAGGGGTTGCATCTGCTTTGTCAGACCATTTGAAAGCTGCCTGTTTACGGTTATCACCTGGCATAAGCAAATCAAGGTCATCCTTTAAAATGATACCATCAGGGTTCCAATCAACGGTTAAGCTGATTTTACCAGTTGATACTGCTTGCAACGCCATAATATCAAGGCGTTTGTGTGCTGCTGAACCTGCCTTTTGGATGTCTCCAAATAGATAGTTCAAAAGTTGTTGCTTTTGAGCATCTTGATTACTGAAATTCAGCGCCTGAATATTCAAAAAATCACGATAGTCCTGTTCGGTCATCGAGAATTTTTCTTTAATTGCAGGAATTTCACCCTGATATTTTGCCAGCATAGCACGTGATCGCAATGGTGAACTAGATGAACGGTCAACGATAGACGCTGCCGCTTCAATACGTGCTGCACCAATAACCTGAACAAAGTTCAATTGGGTTTGAGTTGGCGACCAATCAAAATAATTTTGATACCAAGTTGGAGCAAACATCGCTAAACTTTCGTTTATTACGACCTGTAATTGGTCGGCGTAAACGCCGAAAATTGATTGAATTTTTGACATAATTGTTTTCTCCTATTAATAAGATTGTGAAAAACGAATACGCACTAAAAGTGCAATGATTGAAGCAGGAACCGGAACAATACGACGTGCGTAAACGGTACCCTTAGTTGCTACTGTCACAGAGGCAATACCATTTGCCCCAATAGTAATGTCTTGAAATGAAAGACCACCCGGTGCGGTTGCGCCGGCATCATCAACGTAGATAGCGTCACCAATAGCAACAGCTTTCCCGATTGTCGTCCCAACAGTAATAATGTCATAATCAGCATTCGTTTTATCGATTGCAATAATAGCCTGTGCGCCTTGACCTGTTACTTTTACTTGAGAACCAGATTTTAGTAAGTGTCCTTTCTTTACCTTGTATGCAGTTGCAGCATTTGAAGCTGCTTCCGTAACGACAGCGACTTTTGCTACTAAAGCAAAACGGGTCTGTTCGTCAAATGCAATTGGAGTTCCGGCAGGGATAGTATCACCCGATATAAATCCGGCATCATTGATTGTGAATCCGCCTTGTGCGACTTCCGTATCGGTTGATTGCCAAATTTGAATACCTGTATTTACAACTTGCTTAGTTATATTTAACATGATTGTGTGAATTGAAAAATGAATAAATTTATTTACCTGTTGCAGGATTTTTTTGTTCCGCCCATTTTTTGATGTCCGTAACCGCAACATCTTTTCCGCCAGTTCCTGCACCTGCGCCAAAAGGATTATGTTGCATTCCAAGCCCGGCGTTTGCCGCTTCTTGTACAAGTTGCCCGGCGTTCGTAATTACCTCGGTTTCAAATTCAGCATATTCTTCGTCCGATAAATTCATTTTATCTATCGTTTTAAGAATCTGATTTTTGAATACTTCCGGGGCTTTTGCATCCGTGAGTTTCTGCGCAAGTGTCTGCCGTCTTGTTTCAGTTGTTTTACCTGTCTCAAACGATGCAATTTTATCTTGCAACGGCTTTAAAGCGTCCGCGATAATTTTTGCAATGTCTTTATCTGCACCCGGGGCGGGTGGAGTATCAACAGGCGTGTCAACTGGTTTTCCGTCCTTGATTCCATGCTTTTTTTCATAATTGGATACGGCTGTATTAGTAGCCTCGCCAACCCTGCTGTCTGCATAACTATCAATGACTGTTTGAATAGTAACCCCCTCGACTGCGGTTGTTGCTTGTTCATCGGTGAGTGCGGTCTTCGCCAACTTGTCGGCTATCCTGCTTAAAACTGATTCCTGAACCCCGGTGAATTTGGTTTTCAGTAATTCTAAAATTTTGGTTTTCATGTTCCCTCTTTGATTAGTGAATTTGAATAAATCATGATTAGACGACAAATATAATCACAATTTTGCAATGTGTTTATAATGTAATCATATATTTTATGCAATCATTTAGTATTGAGATAGAAGCAAATACAGCAACTTAACTTAGATTAACAGATATTTAACCCAATAAATGAACTGTATTTAAAAGAACAAATGTACTTTTGCAAAGTGATTACAATGTAATCATATAAAGAACATAAACATTTAACAAGTAAGATTATGAGACTCCAATTAAATGATTCAGCAAAGACGGTTATTACATCTATTGAAACGACAATTGAACGCAAAGGAGACTTCGACGAAAAAAAAGCAGAGTATTTTTACTATATAACAATTAACTGCTTAGAGCTAAGATATTATGGAGCTAACATGCATAAATTAAGCCAAAAAGACTTTAATAAACTTTTATCCAAAGGAGCTAAAAAGGAATATAAACCTTATACTTTTAACGAACAAGAACAGGGTTGGATGGATGGAACTGCTGCTGATTGTGCTAATCCTAGACTCCACGGACATGTTTGTTATTCCATATTGGCAGGTGAAATGTCAGGGCAATTCGTTTGGGATTACAACTTACAAAAAATTGTTCCAAAAGACGAACTAACACCTGCACCTAAATTTTAAAATAAACCAGGCAGTTACTAAATTTTCTGCCATAATACACAATACACAATGAACTCAAATAGACGTAAAGCACTACAAATTATTATCGACAAAGTGGAAGAATTGAAAAGCGAACTTGAAACATTAATGGATGAGGAGCAAGAGTATTTCGACAACATGCCGGAAAGTTTTCAATATGGAGAAAAAGGCGAAAAATCAGAGACCGCTATAGGTGAGATGGAAAGTGCCGTTTCTTCGTTTGATGATATTGTTCTGAACATACAAACAGCAATGGAATAATCTAAAACAAATCAACATTTAACTAATAGTATTATGAAGGCAATAATTGTAAAAGACGACACATTTAAAACGATTGGTTTTGAAGTCACGGATGCAAATAACACATTATTTTCTTGGGGTATATCTCCAACTTTAAAGTCAAATTTTCAAAAGGAGCTTATTTTATCCGCTGGTAATATCTTAGTTATATTCGAATTGGTTCGTATTAGTTCACAAATACAGGAACGTAATAGATTTCATTCTTATTTTTTTGAAGTCTCTAAACTTCCTCACGCTGATTTTAGAAAATATGATCGAGATACAGATCAGCTAGTAGCGAAGATGGAAAATTTAATTCATAAATTATTATAACCAAACACATGCGCTATCGAGTTTACGGGCAATTTATATGGAAACCCTACAAGAATTTAAAGAACTTGCATATCGTGCATTTTATTGGACATCGTTCAGCCCAGACAAGAGAGGGCAACAATGTATCACAGAACATGAAGATAAATTGAACGAAGACCTTCAAAATATGCCTGAGAGTGAAAAACAACGGTATATTGAGAACTACAAAAAGCTGTTTTCTTCTTGGCTTCACTCTCATTCGAATTGTGCAAGCTCTGCTGTAACAGGAGGCTCCGGATTTAATGTCAATCGAGCTAAAAGAGCAAACGACAGAGAGCGCGCCAAATACAATGAGTTTTCAGAATGGCGAACAAAGGCGCTTAAGTCGATTGCCAAACGCATTGAAGACTCGAAGCCAGAAAGTGAAAAGCGAAACGAAAACTGGAAATATCTTGAAAAAGACATCCTGCATTCTGCGGCTGTCATTCATGGAATAAACACCGGAGTTGAGCGGGGATGCAGCAAGGCTCTATTTGTTAGTTCGATTTACAATAAAGTAGAAACCTACGCAAAACGTGGTGACACAGAAATTGTACAAATGGCTATTGACTGTATTCGAAATTTCAATCAAACAATGAGTGTGGTAATTACTGAAAGACACAAATTTTTCAAACTCCTAGAAATTGCCGAAAACAAAAAAGAACGTAAAGCAGAAAATTCGGAGCGTGAAAATTCAGAAGTGACGTTCCCCGGTGGTAAAGTTGTACAAAACTGGGCTGAGGATAGAATACAAATTTTATTCGATGAAAAGCCACAAATGGAGACAATAGATTTGCTTAAGAAAAATGCTTTTAAATGGGCACCATCTATTGGAGTTTGGCAGAGGAAGAACACGCAAAATGCACTCTATGCAGTTAAGAACATATTGATTTATCTTAGAAATAAGGAAGATGGAACACACTAAAGGAGATTGGTTTGTACAGGGTGATAAATACCCAACTATCCAAAGTAGACATAATGGAGATGGGATTAAGACATATCCAACTATCGCAACTGTGAATTCAACATTTATTGAATATGAAGAATATTGTGCAAACGCAAAACTTATAGCCGCTGCGCCTGAATTATTAGAAGCATTACAAGAAGTTATTTCTATTGAACTTTTACTGCTTTACCCAGAAAAACCATTTATGTCCGAATCAATGAAAGATGAAGCGCAGGCTATAGACTCTATGATTTGTAAAGTAAAACAAGTAATCAAAAAAGCAACCGAATAATATGGCACATACTAAAGGAAATTGGTATACAGTTGTAAGACCGTCAGAAAGAAAAATTCATATTGGAGCCGATAAAAGCCATTACATAGCTGAAATATTATCTTACGATATAGATTTTTCAGAAGCAGAGGCAAACGCAAAGCTAATTGCTGCTGCACCTAAAATGCTAAATGCTTTGGAACATATCAACAATATTTCAGAAGCAGATGGAATAGATGGTTGTACATGGGGAGATACTGAATTTGACAGCATATCGGTAGCTTATGGATATAATCAATGTTTAGAACATTTACAAGAAATAGCTAAAACGGCAATAGAAAGGATATAAAATGGACATGACTAAAAGAGAAGAAGCAAAAAAGATTGCTATAAAACACAAGTTTGAAAAAAGACAAAAAATGTTGATGTACAAGATTATGCACCAAATGGAAGCTGATTTATTTTCCAACCTTGAAAAAGCTATCAAAAGCGGGGTAATCCCTGAAAGTTGGATGACCGATAACGGTGATACAAGAGCCGTAAAAGCGGTTATCGATAGCTATTGCCGAGACCGTCCTTTTCAGCCGGAAGATCAGTCGACACGAATTGAATTCGATAATTTACATTTATACGTATAGTCATGAAAACGATTTTAATTTATTCAGGTAAAGGTGGTGTAGGTAAAACAACGACAACTGTCAACATCGCCCGTGCTTTGCAGGAAATAGGTAAAAAAGTACTTATAATCGACGGGGATATAAATACACCTTCAATGTCTGTAATTTACCCAAATCCGCACCCGGAAGAAAATCTTTGGGTGCATTCGACAGGACATATTTTTGACAACCTTATTTATTTTGAGAAAAGTATGGTTCGAAAATTTATAAACGATGCTATCCAACTATACAAAAATGTTGCTCCTGATGTAGTATTAATTGATACACCCCCATCGATTACGGATGTGCATATTGAGATCATGGAGTTAATGAAAATCAGTACTATTTTTCTTGTTACACAGCCAAACAAGCTATCACTATCGGATGTAATAAGAACAGCTAAATTCTTTTCTGAGAAATGTAAAACAGCACCGGTATATATTGTTGAAAATATGTCATTTGGTGAAAAGGTTGACTTTCCGTTACCTTGTCAAGTAACTATTCCGTTCGCGGATGGTATGCGTGGAGATTTGCTTTATGATAAGTACGCAATCGAATATAAACATCTCGCAGAATTATGCATTAATGCTGGTGATGTCGAACAGACAATTAAAGCAAATCTATTATTCGATGAAAGTTACGAAATAACAGAAATTAGACAACAGACATTTGGTAGAAATAAATCGGGATGGCATTTATTGTGCAAATATGATGATGGCACAGAAAAGTTACGCCCTTTGACCGGTGAATTAAGGTTCCAAAATGTACGTTCGTGGGGTATTGTGAGAGAACATCTTTTAGAATTCCATGAACGAATTGATTTGCATTCAGATAAAACAATTGATGAACTTACAGAGGAAAGAGTTTCCCGTATGGTTGCAGCATTTAAAAACGATATAGAGGCTTATTTTATGATAACAAAAGCACCGTCTATAGGGATTACTTTATTTCCCGGAGAAATTGGGCGTGCGACAATTGTATGCGATGAAAAATGGTACGGTGTTCCACGGCTTCGTTATCAAACAAAACAAGGTGAAGTCACTTTATTTGCATACGAAGTAATACCTGTAGAAATGAATGAACTTGCTTCATATATTAACGAAGGTTACAAACTACAGCCAGACGGTAGGTACATCCCGACAAAGGAACATATCGAAATGTGTTACAACGCATTCGGTCACCGCATAGGTTTGCGCGACAATTGGGACTATGAGTATGACAAACTTTATAATTAAACAGAATAATGATAGTAAGAATTTGTAACCATTGCGGGACGGTTTGCACCGAGGTTGAAAACCCGATTGAAGCCCCTTATTTTTGCCCAGAGTGCAAAGAAGGACTATTTACTTTTGAAGTAACAGAGATAGATAGCGAGGAGCGTTTGCCCGGTAAAAGTTACAGTAATATCCGTCACATGGGCGTAGATATTCAAGGATTTTTGAACAACTACAAACGGCGTAAAATGGTAGGGTTAATGACTGACGACGATGGAAAGCCAATGAGC